GCTGGTGGAAAAATTACAGCAAGTTATGGTAGCGCAACTGCTAAAGCTCATGCGGATATTAAATGGACACAAGCACAAATTGATGATCCTTCACTTGTTGGTACAGCACCAGAAGGTGCTGATACTAATACTGTTAGAGTTGAAGGTTTAAAAACAATTAAAATTAGAATTATAAAACAACAAGCAGCGGGAATATTACGAGATACAGACTGGTATATAGTTAGAAAAGCAGATGCAAATACGGCAGTACCATCGGCTATTACAACTCATAGAGCAGCGGTACGAACTAAATGCGCTGAAATGGAAACTGCAATTACAAATGCTGCTGATACACCAGCATTAGAAACTTTATACACTTATACAGAACAAGAGGATGGATCAGTTACTAGACCATTAGGCGAACTACCAACATTGGAGAGTTAATGCCTTTAATTATACCAGCTAATACTTTATCTGGCGGATATGAAGTAGCCAACTCATGTAGGTTTGAAAGAGCTGATAGTGCTTATATGCACAAGACACCTGGAAGTGCTGGAAATAGAAGAACATTTACTATATCAGTTTGGTTTAAAACTAGCACTGTTGCTGGTGGAACTAATGCAATTCTTTCAACTGGCGATTACTCTGGTGGCGAAGGTTATCTTCAGATTAACCTATCAAATTCTGGTAGATTAACCATAGATGATTACGATCAAAGTGGTGAAAGTTATAATTTAAGATGGGTAACGCCATCTACTTATTTGATAAGAGATCCTGCAGCATGGTATAATTTAGTTTTAGCGGTAGATTCAACACAAGGAACACAATCTAATAGAGCAAAAGTATATTTAAATGGCACAAATATAAGTTCTGATTTTACACAAACTACTAGCCCAGCGGAAAATGACGACTTCCATGTAAACATGGCTCAAATAGTTCAAATAGGTAGAAGTCAAAATAATGATAATTATTTTGATGGATATTTAGCAGAATTTTGCATTATAGATGGCAGTCAATTAGCTGCAACTTCATTTGGAGAATTTGACGAAGATAGTCCTACAATTTGGAAGCCAATAGATGTATCAGAATTAACTTTTGGTACGAATGGTTTTTATTTAGATTTTGAAGATAGTGCTAATTTAGGCAATGATGCAAATGGTGGAACAGATTTAACAGAAGTTAATCTAGCCGCAACAGATCAAGCTACAGATACACCGACTAATAATTTTGCAACTTTTAATCCCTTAACACCTTCTCGTCAATCTGGTGGAGTTGTTGCTTATTCAGAAGGAAATGTAAATATAGTGACTTCTTATACAGATACAAATTATTTAAGATTTCCTCAAGCTTATTCAACATTAGGAGCTACTGCAGGAAAGTGGTATGCAGAATTTAAACCAACTGCAATGGGAAGTGCTGCTGTTGGAATAGCTAACACAGGAGAATTTGGTTCTGATGGAAGCAGTAATCCTTATGCTGGATACGCTGCTAGTGGAGCAGTATATACAAATGGTGGTGAGTATAGAGCAAATGATGGCAGTTCAGGAGGTCAAGGTACTTATACTACAAATGATATTATAGGCGTAGCCATGGATTTAGATAATTTAAAACTTTATTGGCATAAAAACGGTACTTATATTAATTCTGGAGATCCTGAAAGCGGTGCAACAGGAACAGGTGCAAGAGCAATCGTTGCTCCAGCAACTCCAGGAGGATTTTATGTTTTTACAGCTGGTTCAGATAATACTAACGTAGCAACAATTTCAGGTAATTTTGGTAATCCATCTTATGCTAATTCATCAAGTGTTTCTGATGCAAATGGTTATGGAGATTTCGAGTATGCAGTACCTAGTGGTTATCTTGCGTTATGCACAAAAAATTTAGGAAGTGATGGAGGTTAAATGGCAGCTTATACAGCAATAGACGATGCAGAAGTATATTTTAGAATTAAATTATATACTGGAAATGGAACTGATGACACTGGAATTGTTTTTGATACTACTGATACAACCATGCAACCAGATTTGGTCTGGATTAAAAATCGTAATTCTACCAACGAACATAACCTTGTAAATTCGGTAGTTGGAGCAACCAAATATCTTCATTCTAATTTAACTCAAGCTGAAACTACCGCCGCTAATTCACTACAATCATTCGATAGTAATGGATTTACTTTAGGTACAAATGCTAATTTTAATACAGACACTAATACTTATGTAGCTTGGTGCTGGAAAGCTGGAACATCATTTAGTAATGATGCTAGTGCAACAAGTGTAGGAAGTATTGATAGCACTGGAAGTACATCAAGTGATAGTGGATTTAGTATTGTAAGTTACACAGGAACAGGTGCTGATGGTACTATTGCTCATAATTTAGGGGCAGCACCTACAGTTATTATACAAAAAAACAGAGATGAAGTACAACCTTGGTGGGTTTTTCATTCAGAGGTTGGTGCAGGTGGACAATTAAGATTAAATGATAATGTTGCAGCAGGTACAGATGGTGGTGTTTTATGGAACTCAACAGTACCAACATCAACAGTATTTAGTGTGGGAGATAATGATGGAATTAATGGTGATGGCGATAAATGCATAGCTTACTGCTTTGTTGAAAAACAAGGCTTCAGCAAGTTTGGAGCATACACAGGGGATGGAGATGCCGATGGACCATTTGTATACACAGGATTTAGACCAGCGATGGTTATAATTAAATCTACAGGACTTAATAGTTGGGAATTATATGATATTAAAAGAAATACCTTCAACCCTACAGCTAAAGCTGTTTTTTCAGATGGTAATGGAGCAGAATATGATTACACCAACAGAATAGATATATTGTCTAATGGTTTTAAAGCAAGAAGTACATCAAGTGGTGTAAATGGTTCTGGTGTAAGCTACACCTACATGGCTTTTGCAGAATCCCCATTCGTAAATTCAGAAGGAGTACCAACTAACGCGAGATAATTATGCTACAAAAAATTAACATACAACCAGGATTCAATAAACAAGTCACAGCGACTGGCGGCGAGGGTCAATGGGTTGACGGTGATTATGTAAGATTTAGATATGGTTCACCTGAAAAAATAGGGGGTTGGGCCCAATTAGGAGATATTACCCTAACTGGAAGAACGACCGCTATGCACCAATTTGTTAATTCTAGTGGTATTAAGTACTCAGCATTAGGCACTAATAGAATTTTATATGTATATTCAGGAGGAGCTTTTTATGATATAACTCCTCTTAAAAGTACAACAACATTAACAAGTGCATTTACAACAACAAATGGCGACGCCACAGTCACGATTACGTTTGCGTCTGATCATAATATTTCTCAGTACGATATTATTGTTTGTGACAATTTTAGCTCTGCTACCAATTCTAATTTCGATTCTGATGATTTCGATGATAACGTATTTATGGTGGCAACCGTTCCAACTTCAACGACAATTACAGTTGAAATGGGATCGAATGAATCTGGATCAGGAGCATCCACATCAGGTGGAGTAAGAGTAAAACATTATTATTCAATAGGACCCGCAGTTGAAGAATCAGCTGCTGGTTGGGGATTAGGAGCATGGGGAGGTACTGCAGCAGGTGCAGTTACATCTACTTTAGATGGAGCTTTAACTTCAGGTTCATCTAGTATTGTACTCGATGATTCATCAGGATTTCCTTCTTCAGGAACTGTCGTAATAGATGATGAAAGAATTGCTTATACTTCAAACACTACTGGTACAGGAACTTTAGGAGGTTTAACCAGAGGGTCGGACAATACTACAGCGGCATCACACTCTGATGCAGCAACTGTAACGAATGCATCTGATTATACGAAATGGGGAGCATCACAAACAGGTGATATTGTTACAGCTCCTGGTATCTGGTCGTTAGATAATTTTGGTAACAAACTTATTGCAACTATTGCAGATGGTGCAACTTTTGAATGGGATTCAAATGCAACTGGCGCAACATCTACTAGAGCAACAATTGTATCTGGAGCACCAACAGCAACTCAGTTTACTTTAGTTTCTACACCGGACAGACACTTAGTTTGTTTTGGAACAGAAACAACAATTGGAACCACATCAACACAAGATGATATGTATATTCGATGGTCTTCTCAAGAATCATTAACGACTTGGACTCCAACTTCAACTAATACTGCTGGTACACAAAGGCTTGCAGATGGTACAAGAATTGTTGGAGCAATTAGAGGTCGTGATGCAATTTATATTTGGACAGATACAGCTTTATTTATCATGAAATTTGTTGGTCCACCATTTACTTTCTCATTCCAACAAGTAGGTACTAACTGTGGATTAATTGGACAAAACGCTGCAGTTGAGGTTGATGGATCCGCATACTGGATGTCAGAAAATGGTTTCTTTAGATACACTGGACAATTACAATCACTACCATGTTTAGTTGAAGACTATGTTTATGATGGTTTAGCAGATGTACCTAGACAACACATCTATGCAGGATTAAATAATTTATTTGGTGAAGTTACTTGGTTCTATCCAGGTAGTGGAGCTACAGCTAATTCTAGATCCGTTACATATAATTATATGGATTCGAGCAGCGAGCGACCTATATGGACTGTAAGTTCACTTGCAAGAAGTACTTGGGCAGATTCGTCTATATTTGGTAAACCTCATGGAACTGAATACGATTCAAGTGCAACCAGTGATTCAACTGTTGGCAACACTGATGGTGTTACAACTTACTTTGAACATGAAACAGGGCAAAATCAAATTAAAGCAGGTGCAACAAGTGCCATTGCTGCAAGTATAGAATCAGGGGATTTTGATTTAGACCAAAAAGGTTTGGCTGGTGATGGAGAATTTATGTTAAAAATTAGAAGAGTTATACCTGACTTTTTAACTCAAACAGGAGATGCAAGAGTTACATTAAATTTAAAAAATTATCCAACAGATGCACAAGCAAGTTCATCTTTAGGTCCTTTTACATCTTCAACAACAACTACTAAAATAGACACTCGTGCTAGAGCAAGAGCTATATCTTTAAAAATAGATAATACTGGATTAACTCAGCACTGGAAATTAGGTACTTTTAGATTAGATATACAACCGGATGGAAGAAGATAATGGCTAGAATTGTACAATCATTAACACAACCAACTAGAGAATATGATCAACGAATACAACAATCATTTGTTAGAGATGTTGATAGTGTAGTTACAAAATTAAATACATCTTTTCAACAAGATTTAAAAGATGAATCAGAGGCGGAGGCTTTCTTTTTAGCATAATGGCAAATAGTTTCGTAAATAAAAAAGCAGATCTAACAAGTACTAGTGCAACGACACTATACACAGTACCATCGTATTCTACTGCCGTTATTAAATCGATTTTAGTGTCTGAAGATTCAGGTAATGCTGATACAATTACCGTGACTTTAACAGATACTTCTGATAATGTATTCAGCCTTTTTAAGACAAAATCAATATCGGCAAACGCCACAACAGAGCTATTATCAGCACCCCTCGTTGCTCAGGAAAGCGAAGTAATTAAGGTGACTGCAGCTACTGCAAACAGGCTACACGTTGTACTTTCGGCTTTAGAAATTAAGCCCAGAGAAGTAACTTGATTTATTTGTAAAAAACAAGTAATAGTAGAAACTCAGGTGAAATCCCTGCCTTTAACAATTACATAAAATTATGATAACACGAGCACAAATTCGCAGACAACTACGTAAAGAAGGTGGCATTCTAAATGCCGTTCCAAGACAAAAATATGGTATTGGAAGTTGGGCCAAAGAGAGAATTAGAAAACTTATTCCAAAAGAACTTGCTAAAGTTGCAACTGTAGCTGCACCATTCGTTGCACCTTTTAATCCAGCAATAGCTGCTGGTATGATGGGGCTAGGAAGTTTTCAACAAACTGGAAGATTAGGTTCATCTATTGCAAAAGGTTTAGGAACTTATGGTTTAGGACAATTAGGAAGAACCATGGGTGGAGCTGGTCGTCAATGGGGATTAAAAGCGCCAGGAGCTGGTACAGGATTTAAAAGTTATTTTAGTTCACCATTAAGCGCTGGAAAAAGCGCTTCGTTGTTTGGAACTCCGCGAGGATCAATAGGCCCTTCTCTTCATGGAACAGGTAAAGTAGCAGAAGCAACTCAAGGCATTCTAGGCAAGTTAGGTTTAACTAAAGGCGGAGGTTCTATGAAAATGACTCCTTTAGGAATGATTAGTGGAGCAAGTTTATTAACTTACTTTATGCAAAAAGGTAGTACAGAAGACGAAGCGACACAATTAGCACAAGACGTATATAGAGGAAAAGGTTTAGGTTTAGATTTAATTAAGAAAGATATTGCAAAATATAGAACAGGTGATCTTAGTGCATCTCAGATGTTTGATAAAGGTTACCATTTTCTAACACCAAGAGATTATATTGGGGCTAAAGGTGGAAGAGTAAATTTTAATGATGGTTCCTTACCATTTAGTATAGAAGAAATAAGATTATTGAAAAAATTTAAATATAATCCTAGTCAAGTAGCAACATGGAAAGATAAAGGAAAGGATCTTATAAAAACATTAAAAAATCCTAACCTTGCTAAAGGTGGAAGAGTTAAATATCAAACAGGTGGAGTAAGCATGGATAAAACTCTTGCAGAAAATATTGCAGCCAACAAGGCGCAAGCAGCAGGAATTGAAAATATACTAGCTCAAGGAAGAAGCAGGTTACCAGGATATACAGGAGCTACACCACAAGCGTCAGATGAAGTAAGACAACCTTATGTTGCACCACCAGTAACACCTATAGGTCCTATGACTCCAATAGCTGAATTAGATAAAATTAGAGAACAAGTATTAAAGGAACAAGAAAGTGATCCATTTGAAATGAGATTAAGAGAAGAAGAAAGATTAAGAGATCAAACTATGCCAGTGCCTAAACCCCCTGATTTTATAGATGATACATTTAGTAAGATGCCTGTAGATGATGGATCAATGATTGTCTCTCCTGGATTTAATCCAGATTACGAAGGTCGTTATGCTCAAGACCCTGGACAGAGAGATAAGGTGCTTAGAAAACAACCAGTTCCTGGAATAGGAATACCTCAACCAACATACAAAGACCCTTTACCTTACGATCAATTAATGGCAGGGTTTGAAGAATTTAAAAAAAATAATCCTGAATTAATGATGCGTGCAGGACATGCAGCTATAAGACCAGTTACATTACCTGGTGGATATAGTTATGATTTTGGTGGGGGTACGGAAGAAGGTGCTTTTGCAGAGTATTTAGAATCTATTGGACAAGCACCTTATCAAGGAAGATATGATGAAAATATGATAAAAAGTATAGGTGGTCCAATGCCTGGGATGCCTTGGATGTCTGGTTATATAGGGGCACCACCTTTAGATATAAATGAACATCTGTTTCCTAATCCTGGAGAAGTAACTGAATGGAACCCAGGTGGATATAGAAGTGAAGAAGAAGCAATAGCGGATTTAGGTATAGAAAAATACAACACAATGTACAACCAAGGCGGCAGAGTCGGGTATGCTGAGGGACCTAAAAAAATGAATCAAGATGGTTTAGAATTTATAGTTCCAGTAGGACAGTCACAAGAAAAAGCTTTTTATGATGCTATAATAAATGATGTTGATGGTATTATGTCTGATGAACGTAAAAGTGAATGGTTAAAGTTATTAGTGCCACAATTAATAGAAAGCGGCGAAATGTCTAGAGAAGAAAAGGATGAGCTAGGTATGGCTCAAGGCGGAAGAATAGGATATCAACCAGGAGGACCAGCAGGTGGAGCATCTGCAGGTGGAGACTATGGTGGCAATGTTAATCCCGAGCAAGAATATGCCGGCAGAACATTCCAAGAAACATATGGTGGTGATGGAAGTAATCAAGGAGATGGAGTAATAGAAAAACTTGGTATTGATCCTATCGTTGAATCTCAATATTATGATTTAGGATATACTCTACCAACAGGAAAGGTTGGAGTTCAAAGTTTAAGTAAGATTGGAAAAATTCAAGCTATGATAGATTTGAAGAATTTAATAGAGGGAGAGGATATAGAATCAGAAATAAGTTATCAAAATCAATTTGGACCGCTAGAAATTGGAGCAAAATTTGATACAGAAGGAAACAAACAATTAAGCGCCATGTTAAATAAAGGTAATTGGTCTGGTGGGTTTAGTACAGATTTTGGTGGTAATAAGGGAATAGGATTTAAATATAGTAGACCTCTTGGAAGAATCGGAAAATTCGGTGGAGGCATGGGAGTAACTATGCCAAGCATTCCAACTGGAATGCCAAGAGTTAATGCTGGTGGAATTAGAGAATTAGACTATAGACAAAGTGGAGGCTTTGTTCCAATGGGAGTTAAAGAAAAAGCAGAT